CAAGCGCCTGTTGCGCGCAAAAATTTGTCCGCTATTGATCCGACAGTTGGTAGCATTCCCGCAGCGGTTTTCATGACCGAACTGCGCAAGGCCGGCGACGAGCACATCTGCCCGATCGCCGAGCTGGTCGAGATCCACAAGCAATCGCAGATCGCCGAGAAGGCTGCCGACATGTACGCCCTTCTGATGAACCTGGACCTCGAATGGCCGGTGTTCGCTGCGAAGTATCCCGAAGCCGCCGCTGATGGCTGGCTCGCCCTCCTTGTGAACCGTGCGCGCGTCCTGCGCGATCAGATCGACGAGATCAGCCATGCGAACCGTAATTGAAACGTTGATCGCGGCTGTCCTGACGCTCGGCTATGGAGCGTGGGCGGCAGCGCAAGACCTCGGGGTCTGGCAATGACAGACGGCGCCGAGTGGCAACAGCAGATCGAATCCGAAGAACACGAGCAACACGAACTGGAGCGACACCATGAGAACAAGCGAGAGCATCGACAAGCTGGCATCCGCGCTTCTGAAAGCGCAACAAGCGATCCGTTTTGCAGCGAAGGACTCGAAGAACCCGCATTTCAAAAACTCGTATGCGGATCTCGAGTCGGTAATCGACGCGATCAAGGCGCCGCTGAACGACAACGGGATCGTGTTCCTTCAGTCGCCCTCGCCTTCTGACGACGGAAAGCTGCACCTGACGACGCGCCTGATGCACGAGTCGGGCCAGTGGATGGAGGACACCGCTGTCGCACCGCTACCGAAGCAAGATCCGCAGGGATTCGGCTCGACGCTGACCTACCTGCGCCGCTACAGCCTGTCGGCAGTGACCGGGCTCTACCAGGCAGACGACGACGGCAACGCGGGCTCTGGCGTCGGCGCAAAGCCGGAAGCGAAACCCGCCCAACCGGCGCAGCAGGGGAACGTGATGGAGGACAGCGACCTCAAGCGTCATATCGCAGAAATCAACAAGTCCGATGACATCGACACGCTAAAGAAGCGCTTCGCCGTCGCATATCAAGCTGCGCAGAACAGCCATGACAAGGTGGCGGCAGAAATCATCACCGAAGCAAAAGACAACCGTAAGAAGCAACTCTCCGAACCCGCCACTGCATAAGGAAAGACATGGCATACGACAACACGAACCGCGGCACGCTCGGCAAGAACCAGCGCAAAGAGAAGGACACGCATCCCGAGTACGCCGGAAAGATCAACGTCGACGGCGTCGACTACTGGCTGTCGGCGTGGGTCAAGGAAGGCCCGACCGGCAAGTTCTTCAGCCTGTCAGTGCGACCGAAGGACGAGCAGCAGAAGCCGAAGTCGAACGCACCCGCGCCGGCCAACGATCAGTTTGATGACGATCTCGACATCCCGTTTTGAACGATAACCGCGCCGCTGGCCTAGCTGGCGGCGCACAGGGGAAAGCATGAACGCATTAACAGCTTGGTTCCCGAAGCACATTACCCCGGTCAACGTCGGCGCATACGAAGTAAGGCTGCGACAGAACGGAAAGATCGTGAAGTGGTATTCCTGGTGGACTGGCTCACGCTGGAGCCGCACCGCACTGACGCCGGAAGGCGCCGAGTCCTGCAAACATCACATTAGCGCACTGGCCATCACGAACGAGGGTTTCGAGTGGCGCGGACAACAGGAGCAATCATGAACAAGACCAACTTAGTCGCCGACATCGACAGCGCAGCAGCTCGCGCGCAAGCATTCGAACACGTTCCCGTTACCCAAGTTCCGCTCGACATTATCCGTGAGCAGATCCGCAGCGCAGAGTACGACATCGCCGAAGCGACCATGCGGCGCGACACGCTGCGCCTGGTGCTCGATCTGCGCGAGCAGGACGAACTTCAGCGCACGCGCAAGATCCTGTCCGCAATGACGACGGGCATTCAATAGCGAAATTTTATGCGTGAGTGATCCAGTAGTCGGATATTTTCGCGCTATTATTGCTAAACCGATGCAGTGAACGGATAACAAGGAACCGAAATGAGCGAGATTGACGATGGTGGCCGCGCATTCCCGCACGAGGACCGCGCCGAAGTTTGGGAGCGCGCAGGCATGTCGCTGCGCGACTACTTTGCGGCGAAAGCGATGCAAGGCGTGTTCACAAGCCCAATAGCGTCAAGCGAAGTAGAACAAGACTACATCGCAATGCACGCCTACCGGATGGCCGACGCAATGATTCGCGCGCGAGGTGAAGCATGAATCTCTTCGAAATCGCCAGCGAGTACCGAGCAGACGCGGCGAAGCTGCAAGACCTGGAACTGGACGACCAGACGTTCGCTGACACGCTCGAATCGATCGGCGGCGACCTGGAAGCGAAGGCGATGAACACGGCTTTCGTCGCGCGCAATCTGGAAGCGACCGCCGAGCAGATCAAAGAGCACGCGAAGGCGATGACCGAGCGCGCGAAGGCGATGGAAAACCGCGCTGCACGCATCCGCAAGTACCTGCTCGACGGACTGCAGCTCGCCGGCCGCGACAAGATCGACACGCCGTTCTTCAAGATCAAGATCGCGCTGAATCCGCCCGCAGTGGCGATCGACGACGAAGCGCTGATTCCGTCGACCTACAAGACGGAGCCGGCGCCGCCTGCACCGATGCCGGACAAGAAACTGATTGCCGCCGCCCTGAAAGACGGCTTTGAAGTGCCCGGCTGCCGCCTTGTGCGCGGCACTCGCCTCGATATTCGATAACCAGAGAACCGCCATGTCCACCTCGATCACCGTCTTATCTGGCGGCTATATGGAAATCGCCTGCATCGATCCGTGGCTCGCGCCCCTGCTTCGCCATTACGTGATTCGCAGGACGGTGGACTACGCGCGCATCTGCTGGTGCTGACATGACGGCCGCCGAATGCCTGCGCGACTTCATGCAGGCAGTGCGCGACGGCCGCCGAGGCGAATACAACGCAGCCAAGGCGATCGTCGAGCGAGTGAGAGGCAAGGCCGGCGACACGGCCGCCGAAATAGCCAAGAAAGAACTTTGGGCGTTTATCCGCTCGGAAAAGAAAACAACATGACAGGCCAAAACGAGTTATCCGGGCTCGCTCAGTTTCTGACGCTGCCCCTGCCCCCTTCGGTGAATCGATATTGGCGCAAGTCACCGCGCGGCATGTACATAAGCCAGGAAGGCAAAGACTTCCGCCAGAAGGTCGCCGAGATCGTCGCCGAACACAACGCTATCAAATTCGGCTCTGCGCGCCTGTTCATGGCCGTCAAGCTGTCGATGCGCGATAGACGTGCAGCAGACCTCGACAACCGTCTGAAGGCGCTGAACGACGCGCTGGAACACGCCGGCCTATTCGATGACGACGAGCAGATCGACGAACTGCATGTTAAGCGCGGGCCGATCGTCAAAGGCGGCGAATGCACGGTTATGGTGATGGCGTCATGAGCAACGGAACCTGCATTTTTCTGTGCGACGTGACCGGCAACATGGCAGAGCCTTGGGTCGCAGCCGGCTATGACGCTGTTCTGGTCGACCCGCAGCACGCGCCCGGCATTCACCGCGACGGCCGCATCACCAAGATCGGAACGACGGTCGACAAAGCGCTCTATGCGCTAGGTCGGATCATCAAGCACAGCAGCATTGTGCTCGTCGCCGGATTCCCGCCCTGCACCGACGTCGCCGTGAGCGGCGCACGCTGGTGGGAAGCGAAGCGCCAGAAAGACCCATATTTCCAAGCAAAGGCCGCAGTCGTTGCCGCGGAGTGCCGGACGATCGGCGGGATCTCGGGCGCGCCCTACTTCTTTGAGAACCCTGTCAGCGCGTTCTCGAAGATCTTCGGCAAGCCGGATCACACCTTCCACCCGCACGAGTTCACCGGGCATGAGCCGGCCGACAACTACACGAAGCTGACTTGTCTTTGGGCTGGAAACGGGTTCGTCATGCCCGAGCCATTCAAGGATACGACGGCCGGCGCACCGGATGACCGAATCCACAAGGCGCCCCCCGGTGACGAGCGCGCGAACTTCCGCAGCGCGACGCCCCGCGGATTTGCGAAAGCAGTGTTTCTCGCTAACGCGCCGCACCTGCGCGCACAACTGAGCATTGCAGCATGAGTGACAAGACCACGATCTTCCTCAATCGAAGCAACCGCCGCATGGCAGCCGACGCGGTACACAGCCGGCCTGACGGACATGTGCTGATCCTTCAGGAATCGACGCGCAGCCTGCCGCAGAACGCGCTGCTGCATCACCTGTTCGGCGTCGCAGCCAAGCACGCTACTTTCCAGAATCGCCGCCTCACCGCGCAGCAGTGGAAGGTGCTTTTCGTGAGCGGCCATGCGATCGCAACCGGCATCGGTGCGGACATGGTTCCGGGACTCGAAGGCGAGTTCGTGAATATCCGCGAATCGAGCGCGCAAATGGGCGTAAAGCGCATGAACAGCCTGATCGAGTACGTGACGGCATATCTGACTATCAACGGCATTCCCATGAGTGCCCCTCCAGGCTACGAGGAGCTTGCAGCATGAGCAACACAGGATGCAGTCTCAACCCCGAATCGAAGCGCTACGACAACTGGCGCGTCATGCTTGATCTGCTGCAAAAGGGCATGACGGGCATCGACCTTGCCGATGTGATGGGACTCCACCAGGATACCGTGCGCAGGGCAATGCGCGCGATGCATGCCGACGGGCTGATCCACATCGCTGGCTGGCATCACAAGATCAATGATCGCGGCCGCGTAATGGCGATCTGGAAGGCTGGCGAAGGCAAGGACAAGCCGAAGCCGTCGAAGCGGACATGCGCCAAGCTGCGACATGCTCGCCACTACGAGAAGAATAAGGCCATCGAGAAGGCGCGACGCTGGGCGAAATCAATGCAGGGCAATCCGTTTGCGCAGTTAATCCGGGCGACGGCATGAAACGATCCGCACCGATGAAGCGCACCGGGTTCAAGCGCCCGGAGGCCAAGCCGTTCGCACTGGCCGATCGCAAGACGACGCTGCGCCGCAAAGCCAAGAAGCCGACCGTCGCGGAAGGATCAAAGTATCTGGCGGCCTGCCGTGGCGAGCCGTGCTATCTGATGGTCTCGCACGTTTGTTGTTTCGATTGGGAGACTGTTGTTCCAGCGCATTCGAATCAATTAAGACATGGGAAGGGAAAAGGCACTAAGGCAAAGCACCCTTACACCATACCCGCTTGCTTTACATGTCACACCTGGCTCGATCAAGGATCTGCGCCGCGCGAAGAAAAGTTCGCGGCATGGGATCGCGCATACGAAACTTGGGCGCCGGTTCGCGCTCGCAAGATGGATAAGGAAGCAGCATGAAAAACATTGCCTTCGTCGCCAACCGCCAGCCGGAAACCGTATCGCATGACGAGCTGATCGCGGTCATGCAGGAAAACAAGGAATACACGCAAGATCAGGTAATGGCCCTGTTAGCCGATCGTCCGCGCGCTTCCGTGCGCGACACCCTTCACTCTCTCGTCGATCGCGGAATTGTGTGGCGCGAGAACCGCACGAAAAACGATTCGCGCGTGCGCTATACCCTGCTCGAAGGTGAGGCGTTACGCGAAGCCATCGACCGCAAGACGACGCGCGGCGAGACGCCCGCATGGATGCAATCGGACCTGATCGGATACGAGGCTACGAACAAGCGTCATCAAGAACTTTGCATGACCGTGCGCAGATAGCAATTTTCCGCTTGCACAAGTGATACTGTAGATGTAGTATTACTCCCATAGCAGGATCATTCAAACAACAACCAACCGGAAGGAACCGAAAATGCACACCAATGACCATTTCTTATTACCACGTTGCACTGGCATGAACTGCGGTGCGACGGACGCGAACCATTCGCCCGAGTGCCGCGCTGAACATGCAGCGGCTATCGCTGGCGGACGGTTCGTGAAAGACGAAAAACGCGCGGCAGACGATGCGGAGCGGGAGCGGTTCGAGGCGTGGGCGGGTCCGCACGGCTACAACCTGACCAAGTTCGACGGCCAGTATGCGTATCAAAACACCCACGACGCACGGGAAGGCT